AAGCAATTATTGAAGAAGACAAGTTGATGTTTGGAGATTTTGAGATCCTCCAAGAACTCACTACCTTCATTCAGAAAAAGATGGCGTGGGAAGCTGACGAAGGATATCACGATGACTTGGTAATGTGCCTTGTATTATTTTCTTGGTTGGTAATGCAAGAGTATTTCAAAGAGATGACAGATCAGGATGTCAGGCGTCGTATCTATGAAGAACAAAGAAACCAAATTGAACAGGACATGGCACCATTTGGTTTTATTGATGATGGAATGGGAGATGATAGTTTTGTAGATGCTGATGGATCACTCTGGGAGTATGGTAATACTCAAGAAGAAGTATCATATATGTGGAACTACTGATGGATTTAGAAGATCAGTTTTCTTTAGAGCATCTTATTTTTACAGAGAGAAAATGTAGAACATGTGGAAAGGTAAAAGATTTACTGACAGATTTTTACTTGACAAGAAAAAATAAAAGACCATTTCCATCAGCATATTCTTACGAATGTAAGTCTTGTACAGTCAAAAGAATTCTAGGAAGCAGAAAAAAAGATACTGATGCCTGGTCTTATCCAGATTGGTAAGGTGTTCATGCATGGTTTCCCCGTCTGAACATTACTAATTTCTAAATAGATTTAGATAAATTTGATATCTAAGAGGTAAAAAAATGGCAAGTCAAGTCTCGCCTGGTGTCGTTATTAAGGAGCGTGATTTATCCAATGCCGTTGTTGTAGGAGCGTTGCAAATTACTGCAGCGTTTGCTTCAAGTTTTAGCACTGGACCAGTAGGCAAAATTACAGTCATCAATTCTGAAAGAGAGTTAATTGATGTTTTTGGAGCTCCATCTGAGGATAATGCTGAAGATTGGTTAGTAGCAGCAGAGTATTTGAAATATGGCGGAACTCTTGCTGTAGTACGTGCATCAACAGGTGTAAAAAATGCTACTGTTTCTGGAACTGGAGTTCTAGTTGCAACCAAAGATGCATTTGATGCTGGTGTGTCTTCAGAAAAACTACTAGCAAGATATGCTGGATCACTCGGCAACAATTATAAAGTAGTTGTTGTTGACAGTGGTGCTGATCAAATCGCTACAGTTACAGCACACGGTTTGACAGTAGGAGCAACATATACTGATTCTGCTAGTAAGACTCATACAGTATATGAAGTCATCGATCCAAACACAATTGCAATTGTAAATACTGGTGGGTTTGCCGTTGCAGGTGTAACTGCAATTCCTTGGTATACAAATACAGAAATTGGATCAACTGGACTCAAACTTTCTGCGATTGGTCCTCGTCCTGGAACATCTGCTTTTGCAAAAGAGCGTCATATTTCACTCGATGAAGTACACGTTGCTATCATAGATGAAACAACAAATACAATTATTGAGAAGTTTACATATCTTTCAAAACTACTTGATGGTCAAGGTCCTCAGGGTGCCTCGTCATACTGGAGAGATTCTATCAATCTTTCATCAGCATACATTTATAGTGGTTCAGAACTAGCTGCCGCAGATCTTCAAACAACTGGATCAGCATGGGGAGCAGCAGTATCAACATATGCTGCAACTGCTGCTTCACCTGTAAAACTCAAGCTTGGTAAAACAAGAGTATTTGATCTTGCTGGTGGACTAGATGATTATGCATACACTACTGGAGAAATTACAGCAGCTTATAATGAATTTTTAGATACTGAGCAAAGCACCGTTGATTTTATCCTCATGGGAGGATCAATGTCAACAGAGGCAAATACTAAAGCTAAGGCAGAAGCAGTGGTTGGTGTTGCTACTACACGCAAAGATTGTATTGCTTTTGTTTCTCCTTTCAAAGGAAATCAAATCTCTACATCTGGTGGTGTTGCTTTAACTTCAACCAATCAAAGAGATAATACAATTGCCTTCCTTGGTTCTCTACCCTCAACTTCATACGCAGTTCTAGACAGCGGTATCAAGTATACCTATGATAGATTTGCTGATAAGTATCGTTATATTGGATGCAACGGAGATATTGCTGGTCTATGTGTTAGAACGTCTGCAACATTAGATGATTGGTTCTCACCAGCTGGTATCAATAGAGGAGCACTTAGAGGAGTTGTAAAACTAGCATACAATCCAAACAAAGCAGATAGAGACGAACTTTACCAGGCAAGAGTCAACCCAGTTGTCTCATTCCCAGGTCAAGGAACTGTACTCTTTGGCGATAAGACTGCACTTGCTTCTCCTTCAGCGTTTGATAGAATTAACGTTCGTCGTCTATTCCTCAACGTTGAAAAAAGAGCAGAGCAGCTTGCTAAGGGTGTTCTATTTGAACAAAATGATTTTGTAACAAGAAGTGGTTTTTCTTCTTCAATCGATTCTTACTTGTCTGAAGTTCAAGCAAGAAGAGGTCTAACAGATTACCTCGTTGTGTGTGACGAAACAAATAATACTGCTGATGTGATTGACAGAAACGAGTTTGTTGCGGAACTATACCTCAAGCCAACCCGTTCAATTAACTATGTAACCGTTACTGTTACTGCTACCAAGACTGGAGTATCATTCTCCGAAGTCGTAGGTAGATAATTATTCATAGAACAAATTACAAGAGGTAAGTAAAATGCAACCATCTAATGTTAGTAAGTTCTTAACTACTATCGGGCAAGGCGTAAAGCCAAATATGTTCCTAGTTGATATCTTCTTTCCAACTGACGTAAAGTTGGCAAGTGCTGATCAATCACTAGTCAATATTCTCTGCAAATCTGCAGCACTTCCTGGATCAAATCTGGGTGTTATTGAAGTTCCATTTCGTGGAAGAACAGTCAAGATCGCTGGTGATCGTACCTTCGATACTTGGTCTGTAACATTCTTCAACGACAAAGACTTCAAATCCCGTGCTTTCTTTGAGTTGTGGATGGATAACATCAACACTCATGAAGCAAACACCGCTCCACTATTCCGCCCACAATCAAGTGCTGGTGGATATATGGCAAATCTTGAAGTCAGGCAACTTGAAAAAACAAAAGCAGAAAACGGTGAAGTTATTAGAACATATAAATTATGGCACTGCTTCCCAACTTCTGTTGGTCAAATTGATCTTGCTTACGATAGCAACGATCAAATTGAAGAGTTTACAGTTGAGTTCCAAATGTCATACTGGACTGCAACTGGAGAAGGTGCTCGCACAGGATCCAGCAACGTGAAAGTTGGTGTAGTTTGACGATTTTTTTGAATCATAAATAACCTAGGAGTAATCTAGGTCAGTGAGATACTAAACTATGAGTCAATTATTTGGTTTCCAAATCAATCGCAAGGAGGGACAGAAAGGACAATCCCCTGTTCCTCCTTCTGCTGATGACCCGATTGCGGTTGCAGCAGGCGGTTATTATGGAACGTATGTAGAAACCGATAATGCATCTCAAGCTCGTAACGAGTTTGAGTTGATCCGTCGTTATCGTGATATGGCACTTCATCCAGAAGTGGATAGTGCTGTTGATGAAGTCGTAAATGAATTTATTGTTAGTGACGCAAATGATAGTCCAGTAGAAATAAATTTAGATAATTTAGAAGTAGGTTCTGGTGTAAAAATAAAAATCAGAAATGAATTTGATCACATCAAGAAACTTTTAAATTTTGATAATAGAGCACATGAGATTGTGCGTAATTGGTATATTGATGGAAGACTATATTATCACAAAGTAGTTGACCTAGACAATCCCAAAAAAGGAATTCTTGAGCTTCGCTATATTGATCCGATGAAGATCAAGAAGGTCCGTCAAAAAATTGATACTACACCTAAAGATTCTCTTTCTCGTCAAGCACTCAAAGGAACAGCGTTGGAGTATGAATATGGTACGTTTGTTGACTATTTTATTTTCAATCCGAAAGGATTTTACCAGGGAGGTGTTCTTGGACCAATTGGTGATATGTCTTTGTCACAAGGTGTAAAGATAGCACCCGACTCTATTACCTTTGTTCCATCTGGTTTACAAGATCTCAACAAAAGAATGGTGTTGAGTTTCCTTCATAAAGCAATCAAGTCTCTCAATCAACTTCGTATGATTGAAGATAGTTTGGTAATCTACAGGCTATCAAGAGCACCAGAACGTAGAATTTTCTATATTGATGTAGGTAACTTACCAAAGGTAAAAGCGGAGCAATACCTACGTGATGTAATGTCTCGCTATAGAAATAAACTTGTTTATGATTCATCTACAGGAGAGATGCGTGATGATAAAAAGCATATGTCGATGCTTGAAGACTTCTGGTTACCTCGCCGTGAAGGTGGTAGAGGAACTGAAATCACTACACTCCCAGGCGGTCAGAACCTTGGTGAACTCAAGGACGTTGAGTATTTCAAAAAGAAACTTTACAATTCACTCAACCTACCACCTTCCCGCCTTACGGATGACAACAAAGGGTTTAATCTTGGTAAGACCACAGAGGTTCTCAGGGATGAACTCAAGTTTGCGAAATTCATAGGTCGCCTCCGCAAGCGTTTCAGCGAGATGTTCCAAGACATGCTGAAGACGCAACTGATCCTCAAAGGTGTTATCTCACCAGAAGATTGGGATGACATGAAGGAGCATATCCAATATGACTTCCTGTTTGATAATCATTTCAACGAACTCAAAGAGATTGAGATGATGACGCAGCGTATTGCTGTTGTCACTCAAATGGATCCGTTTGTTGGTAAGTACTTCTCTGTTGAACACATCCGCCGTCAAGTTCTCTGTCAAACTGAGAAGACATATACGGAAATTGATAAGCAGATGAAGAAGGAGATCAAGTCTGGTCTCTCGATGGATCCGACACAAACAAATATGATGGATACAATGCAGCAGCAAAACTCAGCACTTGCTCCAGAGATTTCAAATATTCAAGCACAAGACGCAGCATCACGAGAAGCGGAAGCTGCGGATGATAACGTTGATCGTGAAGTTGATAAAGCGAAGAGAATGCCTAAGCCTCCCGCAAATACTAAATAAAATATAACTAATTTATTATCATGGCAGAATATACAGAAAACAATAATGAAGTGGGCGTGGTTGATATTGTAAACAAAATCAACAATAGTGA